GAGTTCTATTCGGCGTTGGCTGCGGCGTTTGGTGTTCGCGAGCGCGTCTTTGGTTTCCTGCACCTGGATATGGAGCGGCTTCATGCGGCCACCTGTTGACCATAGAGCCCAAGGGATCGACGCTTGGACCGCTCTGCCGCGTAGTTAGGTTTGGAGTATTCCTCGATCGTCGTGCGGTGCCGGTTGACGACCAATGCAATGTGGCGCGCGCTGTAGCGGTATTGTCCGCGCAGTTTCTTCGCGATGGCCCGACGCGCCCGAACCAGTCTCGAATCGTGACTCGGCCCAGTGATATCCGCGATGGTCAAATTCATCGTTGCGCAGACTTCGGCCACAACGATTTCGTGCGGCGGTCGTTGCGGGATGATCCGGCCCGTCCGATCATGCGTGACAAACCCACGCCGAACGAGTTGAGTGAGGACACGCCGGACATGCCAGCCCGAGAGCCCGCAGGACGACCGCAGTTCATCCTCGTTCAGCGGGACGCCGTGAACATCATGCCACGCGCGAATATCGGCGTAGAGCCGCGCTCCATAGGGTGACAGCCCGATCATGCCGCCTCCCGATCTGCAATCTTGATGAGGATGCGACCCGCTGCGCGTTCCGATGCAGTGCCTTCACCCGTACAGATGAAGGTGTGAAACTCGCAGTAGCTTGAACCAGTGGCGTTCGGATGGCCGCAGAACGTATGAGAGATTCCGGCTTGAGGATTGCCTTCCGGATCGGGGAAATGACATTCGCTGCAGGTCAAATCGATAATGGATTTGCGGAGCGAGTCGGGAGCGTCTGACGGCGCGATCTTGAGCGCGGGCCGCGACCTTACTTTGAATCGTAGGCGTGAAGGCTGCGGTTTGGTTTGAGCCGCGAGCAACGCTTTCTTGTAATCCGACAGCAGAAGATTAAGCCGATGTACTCTGCCGACGATTGAGTTTCTGGTTTTGCCGAGTCGTTCTGCGATAACCCGTGCTGGTTGCGTGGGCCAAAGCTCAATGAGCATGGCCGTTTCTTCATCCGTCCAGTAGTCCATAATATCCCCTGCCCCAAATAAATGAGTTAGTTGATCTCCTGGTTACACAACGCGGAGTTTTGACGTGGCCGTCTCAATATGATCCACGACATCACGCACCAGCGCGCAATGACGGCGGATGGTCTTGTCCTCGTTCGGTGAAATTGAGCCGTCCTCGTTGGCGTCGAGCGCGGCGCTCTCAAGCTCGCCCGTGGCGCGCGCCAACATGCCGACGATCTTGTGCACGCTGCCGGCGAGCTCGGTTTTTTCTTCCGGCGTCACTATGTCCACACCCGAAATCCGCGCCATGGTTCGCATGATGATCGGCTGGCCTGCCGCGCGGTCCAGATCAATGGCGTGATCCAAGGGGATGTAGCGGTTGCTGTTATCGCTGCACCACAGGCTTAAATCCGATCCGGGGACATGGATACGCTCCGAAGCAAGAGCATTTCCACCCGCCTTTTCGACCGCATAACGAACCGCTGCCTTGATCTTCAACTGATTGTCAGTGAGGCGCATGACTTCCTCCGGTTCCGCTATTGTTCCAAATGTTGTTTCGCGTGACGTGTTTTACGGGTTCCGCTTGAATGCCCGCATGTGCAGCCGCGTAACCCGTCTCCGAGTGATTGCCCCCACCAATGACGGTGTGCTGCATGGTGATGGCGGCTCGCCATGTGCCCCCGTGAGCGAGCCGCCTGACCACTGGCGTCAAATCGCTGACTGCCTGCCGGAGTGGTTGCGTGGTCATATCGTCCAGACCGCCGCACTGAGAAGCACTGTGCCGATCACCAAAAACCCGAAGCCAATACCCAAAGACGCCGCACCGGCCAAACCGAAGAGAAGGCCAACGCTTGTGCCAATACAAGCGAGGCCAAAACCGAACATGGTGATTGCGCGCTCTCTATCCGTCATATCGATAACCCCTGCGGGACAATGCGAAGATGAATAATCAGCTTGGAATTATTTTGCTGTTGCTTGCCGCCTCGAACCTGATGTGCGGGGTGTCTCTGCTGCTGTTCCTGCTGCGGAACGAACCAAAACAAGAGGAACGCAACGAAGAATGCGGTGTAGAATACGACTACGAACCGAAGCGTCTTGGTCATGTCGTCACCTGACGCGAAATGGCACATGACGCGGCGCGGCAACGAAAGTCGTGCGCGCGGCGAAAGATGTTTTCCAAAAACTTGTTTTGTGTGTTTTGATATTCCCTCACCGGGCAGTGAGGAAAAACATGCAAGAAAGAGAAGAAGGCGACTTCGACCTCGTTCAAGGGCTGGCGATTCCCGAATATTTCGTGACCACCATCGGCAAAACCGAACATGCTGGCGGCGGTTGTGTGCGTGTCTACAATTGCATTGCGCGCGACGGGCTGCTGATTCCGCAGTTTACCGTCGTTATCCCGGCCGATCTGCTGATCGCCGCAGCGGAGAAGGTCAAACTCGCTGCAGTCGATATTTTCCGCATGGAAAATCTGGCCGGTTGCTTGGCGCATTAGGAAGCCTTCGATTCCATATTAATAAAATCGTTCGCGGTGACAGCGCCTTGCGTCTCGCGGACGATGGCCTCCATCTTGTCGCGACCGGGCCACATCGCGTCCTCGCAATATTGCGTAATCATCGATGGCGTCACGCCAATGCGCGCGGCAAAGTCGCGGCGGCGCTTGCGGGAGCCATCAGGGTTCGGGATTTGCAGCCAATGAACTAATTTCATGCCGAGGATTATGCCACAGCAAGAATTCAAGCGCAACAATAATTATTGCGAGACTGACTAGCCGGGATCACCCGACATGATAATTTATAGTATGGTCAAAAAAGCCCCACCCAGACGCAAACCGCCGATTATCCGAACCCCGACCTATTCCCGCGAGTGGCGGGAGTATCGGGACGACATGACGCTGGAACAGGCGGCGGCGCTGTCGGGAATGTCGATCGGTAATATCTCTGCAATCGAGCGCGGGGCGCAAGGGGTCACTGACCGCGCCTTGTATAGCCTGGCGAAGGCGTACCGCTGCGACCCTATGGACCTATTCCGCAACCCGCTTCACGGGGAGCCGATCTGGCGTATTTGGGAGCGGGCCAAACCCGGCGACCGCGTTAAGCTGCTGGAAATTGCCAAGACGCTAGTCGGCTCTGACGAGAAGCGTTAGCGCCGTGGCGGCACGGCGAACGACGGGCCAGACTGGAAATTGCCCTCTTGTGGCGCCCCACCAACGATGACGTTGTTCTGCACCCGGGGCGCTGGGGGTGGGGGCGGCGGTTCTTTCACGGTTGTTTCATCCACATACTCACAGCCCTCCGACCAGCACCGATAGCTGGTGAAGCTGTTGACGAGCTGCTTGTTATGGATTTTGACCCGAGCCGCTCCGGCATCGGTCACGATCACGTCAATACTGTTGAGGACGTGGTTGTCCCCGTCCAGAAACAGGACGTTGCTTGATCCGGTTACAAGTGGCTGAAATATAAGCGATTTCGTGCTTTGCGCGACAATATCCAGAACTGCCGGATTGCCGATGATAATGGTTCGGAAGGATTCCGGGTTCTTGTAGGGCAGCGCATGGCCCATCGTGAGCTTGATCGGGTCGCTCGCGTTTGCCGATGACATCATGGCGACCAGCGCCGCCGTCGCCATTAATCCCTTGAGCCTCATGTCGTTGGCCTCCCAAGCCCTCCAGTAAATTACCGCTTTCGAATCGCCGCTGGCAAGCCGTTTCCAGCGGGCCGAAACTATTTTCATGCGAGACAAGATTTATAGTTGTGCAATAACTATTGTTAGCCTATAGTACATCCATTAGATCATCTTCGATCTTTATGGAGCGCACAACGTGCAAGACGGCTCAACCTCCCTCACCACAATTTCAAATCACTCTGGCGCAGTGGCGCTTTCCGCGCTTGTCGATCGCGCTGTCAGCGTACTGGCAAATGCTCGCAGCGCCGCCGAAGTTCTTGAAGCTCGCGACCTCGCTTCGGTTGCATATGACGCCGCAAAGAAAGCTGCGCGTCTCGGCAAAATCAAGAATGCCCATGACGAACTGATCGCCGCTGCTTATCGCGCTCAGGCTGATGCACTTGAGATCGAAGCGCAAGCGAAGCGCCGTCTTGCCGATGAATACGACGCGGCACAAGAGCGCGGTGAAGTAATAGGGAAACTGCGTTCCCAAGCAGAACTCAGCAAGCCGAGCGCAGCCGACATCGGCCTTTCCCGTAAAGACATTCACGAAGCGCGCATCATTCGAGACGCAGAGAAAGTCGATCCCGGAGTCGTTCGTCGCACCATTGATGCAGCTATCGCGGCCGGTGAAGAACCGAGCAAGGCCAAGGTGCGCCGCGCTGTTCTCGAAACGGCAAGACCGACAGCAACGCCAAGCCCCGCACATGGCAAGGCTGCAATTTGTGATCGTGTCCGCCTTGCCATCATCACGCTTTCCGGACTGCCGCCCGCGCATGAGGTCGCGTCCTATTTCGTGGGCACGGACGCGGCCAACACCATTTCAGAACGTCTACACACAGCGGCCTCTTGGCTCGCTGAATTCTCCGATGCATGGAAGGACTAACAATGCTCAAGCTCTTTTCCAAGACCGAGGACAATACCCTCCCGCTACTCAATACCAAGGTGCAGCCCCATGTGCGCATTGTAAATGGCGCGTTGGACGAGAGCGATGTTTCGTCAACCGGCATTATTTTGAACGGGCGCATCGATCCTGCCACGCTCCGCTTTTTGAAGGTGGACACCTACCAGCGGCCACTCGGAGATCGCGCCGACATCTATCAGGCCCTCAAGGAGGGATTGGTAGTGCCGAACATTGAGATCGGCGTGCGCGGCCAGAATTTCAGCATCGATGGCGATGACTTCATCATCAAGTCCCCCGCCTACATCATCGATGGCTGGCAGCGCGTTGGTACTGCGCTGAAGATACTGGAACACATTCCTTCACACCCGATCCGGATTTTCGCCACGCTGCATTTTGGATCGGACGAAATTTGGGAGCGTCACCGCTTCAACGCTCTCAATAAGAATGTCCGCCGGGTATCGCCAAATCTTCATCTGAAGAATTCGCGCGACACGAACGACGCTATCGCGACCCTTTACGCGCTTTCGATCGACGATCCTACCTTTCCTCTCTACAGGCGAGTGAGTTGGTCGCAGAACATGCAGAAAGGCGAACTCATTTCGGCCTTGACGCTTGGCCTGGTTACGCAACTTCTTCATATGCACCGCGCCCCGGTTTCTAGTCGCAGCATTGATTCCGTTTCAAGCGGACTCCTCGTACTCATCGGTCGCCTGACACGCGCCACGCTTCGCCGGAACGTGCAGACATTCTTTCAGTTGATCGACGATTGCTGGCCGTTTGCCAGCATTGAATATCGACACTCTGCGCAGCAAATCAAAGGCCCGTTCATGATGGAATTGGCCCGGATGTTGTCGCGTCATCCGGTGTTTTGGGAACACAACGAAAACACACTTTTCGTCAGCGCGGATGATCGACGCAAGCTCGCAAAATTTCCAATCAATGACCCGCAGATCATCCAGTTGGCCGGCAGCGGTGGCGCCTCGCGAAAGCTGCTCTATCAGTTGTTGGTCGATCACATGAATAGCGGTCGTCGCACACAGCGGCTTCACTCTCGTTTCGATGACAAATAGCACCTATGGAGCGTCGAATGTTTCGGATCGGGCAAAAGGTAGCGTGCATATGCGGCAAGGCACCTGCTGGGGAAATGAGACCCGGCGAAGTCCTCCCCGTCGTGGGCGAGATATATACGATCCGTGCAGTCACGGCATCTCGACGGTGGCTCGGCGAGCAGGTCGTCAAGTTAGTTGAAATAAGTAACCCGCCTCGAAGCTGCGGCGAGGTCTGGTATCAGGGAACGGGCTTCCGCCCCATCGTAGAGCGCAAGACCGACATCAGCGTGTTCGAGGAAATCCTTCGCCGCGAGTCGATCCCTGACGAGTGCATCCCTGCCGAATACGGCGTTGATTGGGGAGCATCGGCATGAGCCAAGCCCTCGCCTTCCTCGTCGGCATCTACGGCCTCGTCTGTCTCATTACTGGATACATCGTAGGCCGTGCCGAGCGCGACGGAACTCCAGAGCCGACAGAGCATGGAGGGAATCCGCTGTGACCCTAGAGCAATGGCGCGCGAGCGTATCGCCGCATCTGAACTTCATCGAGGCTGGCGCGGAAATGGCCGCACGTCACGCCAGTGCCCTGCCGCTCAAGCCCACCTTCCCGACTCACGCGCAGGATGAACTCGCCAAGACCCGCGCTGTTCTGGAAGCCGCGCTCGCCAACATCATCAAGGCTCAGTCTGTGTACGAGAGTAAACCGGAGGAATCCCATGCGGCATAGTGCAGTCGCCATGATCGGCTCTAACAACCCGCCCGGCCCCATCGATCATGCTCAATCCGTGATCGACGATATCAATGCGTGGCTGTCCGATCATCCCACGGTTGAGGATGAGGACCAAGCGCGCGAGGCCAAGCCGTATCTGGACCGCGCCAAGCTCGCCCTTGAGGAAGTGGAATCCGAACGCGACGGCAAGGTGCGCCCGCTCAATGAGCAAGTGAAGTCGATCAACGACACGTACAAGGCGCTGCACAACACTGATCCGAAGAAGCCTGGGCGTTTCGACAAGATCGTGGTCGAACTCAAATCGCGCATTGCCGCCTTCATGATCCGCGAGGAAGAAAAGCGCCGCATTGCTGCCGAGAAAGCCCGTCTCGCGCAGGAGGAAGCCGAGCGCATCGCCCGTGAAGCAGAGGCCAAGGAAGCCGAGGCGCTGGAAAACGCCAAGGCTGGCGAGATTATCGACGTAGCGCAAGTCACCCAAGAGGCAGATGCGGCCTTTAGCGAGTTTGAGCGCCAGTCCCGATTTGCAGCCCGTGCCGAGCGCGACACTAAAGTGAAGATCGGCGGCGGGTTCGACAGGTCTGCATCACTCCGCAGCGTCGAGACATTGCATCTCGATAGCTACGGCTTGGCGCTGAAAGCCATCGGCCCGAACGACAAGATCAGGGATGCGATTCTAACTGCGGCGCGAGACTATCGCAAGTTGCATGGCGAATTGCCTGCAGGCGTCAGCGCGACATTCGAGAGGAAGTTGTAAAATGTTTGACGACGCACAGAAGGCCGCACTAGCCGCGCCGTTATCCTCCAAACTTGTGAAGTCACGCAAGCAGGGCGGACGCGAGGTTTCATATATCGAAGGCTGGAAAGCTATCGAGGAAGCCAATCGCATTTTCGGCTTTGACGGCTGGACCCGCGAAACGGTCGAAATCAAATGCGCTGCCGAAGGCGAGCGCTCCATCGGTCAAAGCGGCGGGACCGGCTATGGCGTCACCTATATCGCTAAGGTTCGCGTCATGGTCGGTAACGTCTGCCGCGAGGGGTTCGGCGCCGGACACGGTATCGACCGCGATCTAGGTCAAGCGCACGAAAGCGCAATCAAGGAAGCCGAAACCGACGCGATGAAACGCGCGCTGATGACGTTCGGCAATCCATTCGGTCTGGCGCTTTACGATAAACAGCAAGCCAATGTCGCGGACGACAGCAAGCCTGCAAAGCCCGCAACGCAATCCGTGTTGCCCGACGATTTCAACGCCCGCGTTGAATACATGGTGGATTGCCGGGAGGCCATCGCCGCTTTTGACGATGCAGCCAAACTCATCGCTTGGTGGAATTCCGAAGAACAAAAGGAATCCCGCCGCACGCATCAGCTCGACGGGCATCAAGTCGAAGCCCTGAAACAAGCCGTCATGAATCGTCGTGACGCCATCAATGGAAAGAAAGCAGCCGCATGACCGATCGATATGATGCAGTAACCAGCCGCAAGGACAAGAACGGCAAGTGGCGATCAACCAGGGTCGGATCTGCCTTTCCCATGAAGGAAGGCAAGGACGGTTTTAACATCGTCTTGGACGCATTGCCGATGCCGAATGCCGAAGGGCAAGCATGGGTCACGCTATGGCCGGCGAAGGCGAAGGACGCAACGACGGACACGCCCGCGCAATCTGGCGACATGAACGACGATATCCCGTTCTGAGGCATAGGCATGAACGCCATCCAAAATCTTCCGTGGTCTGAGCAATATCGCATCGTAGCAAAATCATGGGTTGACGCTGATGCCGCCGCCTCATTGCTCGAAGATACCAAGAGCGCATTCCTGTCACAACGGATGCAGCGCCACGCCGATCTCGCGGTATCGAAAGCTGAGGCCATCGTGAAGTCGTCGCCGGAGTGGAGTGACTTCGTGGAGAAGATGGTTGCGGCTCGCAAGCAGGCCAATCTGCTCAAGGTGCAATTGGAATATCTGAAAATGAAATTCCAGGAGTGGTCCTCAGAGAACGCCACCAAACGCGCGGAAATGAGACTGTAGCCATGTCTCGCAGTATTCCCGAATGGGTCGCCAAGCATGACGACGAGGCAATCCCGCCCCGCGTCAAGCTGCGGATATTCGAGAAGTACAATGAGCGCTGTCCGAATTGCACGCTCAAGATCGTCGGCAAACTACTGCCAGCCTATGACCACATCACAGCGCTCATCAACGGCGGCGAACATCGTGAATCCAATATCCAGTTGCTTTGCGTTCCATGCCACAAACTCAAGACGCAGACGGATGTTGCCGAAAAATCGGCGACCTATCACAGCCGATTAAAGGCCGCGCGCATTCGCAAGCAAACCAGGCGCCGCACGATGCCGGGCCGGAAATTCGACGGCACACCGATCCCGCCCCGCTGGGTTAATTCCTGAAATCACAAATATGTTATGTCGTCGTGTCGATTATTGTTGCGCTATAATTATTGTTAGACTATAAACGAGACAAGACGAACCCACTCACCACCAAACACCTGGGGCAGATCATGGCAAAGCTAGCGGCCGAAACTAAGTTCTTCGAGTTCCATCAGAACAATAGCGGCGGCTCGTTCAGTATCGACGACGAGCGCGGTATTGGGCCCAATGTTTGGGTTGAAGCCCTAAATGAGGCTGATGCAAACAGCCGCGCAGAAGGTCTTGGTATCTACTTCGACGGCGTAGACGATGGCATCGATTGTGAGTGCTGCGGTGACCGCTGGTATCCCGCCTGGGGCGAAGGCAAGGCTGCACCGGAGCTTGATGCAAATTACGATTTCGGCTGGCACGATACTGTCTATGTCCACTTGATCGACGGCACGATAGAGCGCCGGACGAACCAAACTCCCGCCGCCGCCTAACCCGGATCGGGAGAACTGAGATGACCTCATTAAACCGCCACGGACACGCAGCAACCGCCAAGGCCGTAGAGCTTTACGACGAGCCCCGCGAGCTTGAGCCGTTCGAGCGGGATTTTTACTCCGCTGTTCACGCGATCAACATGAACCACGCGAACATGGTCGGTAACGCAGCGCGCCAGTGGGGCATCGGATCGATTGCCTATGACGCGGTTGTCGATCTCGCCACGCGCCAGCAAGACGCGGACCTGACTGCGGCGCTTGAAGCGTATCAGGCGGCGGTCGATGCGGGTGACGAGGTTTTGGAAGTCGAGATGATGGAGGCGGCTGAATGAACACGATCCAAGATATCTACGATGCGATTAACCCATTGCCCGCGATGCTGTCGGCTAAAGGCAGGGTGAAGCCGGTAGTTAATCTTCAGATCGAGGCCAACGCGCACATCACGCTTCATGTGAATTGGGTAAAACCCGGCTCGCACCATGATTGGGAGCGGCATTACGAATGCTTTATGGCCGATACCGCCGAGGAAACGATCGCCGAGGGCATTGCATTCATCAACGATCTTCCCAACGCCAAGACCGCCAAGCTCCACGAATTCATGGGCGAGCTTGGCAAGGTGATCGACTCCGGCCGCGATCTCGGCGTTGACGTGGATTTCCTCAACCCGCTCACCGATACAATGAAACGGCTTTCCGAAAATATCATCACGTATCGGCATTCGGAGCGCGCACAATGGCCCGAATGACAGACGTAGTATTGCCGCCCACGTTTGAGACGGCGAAGGCAGCGCCGTTAGTCTGGCGGCCTATCGAGAGTGCCCCGAAGGATGGGACGGACATCATGTTGGCGGCTATCGATCAGGTGTTTCGCGGCGAACCGATGCCAGATCGGGTGACAGTCGGGCATTGGACGACCGACGATGAGTGCCGCGAGGTTATCGGTGACTGTGGTGGAGAATGCCGCTGCCCTGAGTACAAATTTCACGAGCCTTCTTGGATATCATGGGATGGCGGATTCACCGAGGAAAATCCACCCACCCACTGGATGCCCCTCCCGGAGCCGCCGACATGCGCCATCGCCGCAGCAAAGGCAGGCGCAGCATGACCGACAATCTCCAACACATCCTAGCTGCATCATGCCTCGTTACACATTGCGAGCAACTGGCGCGATCCGGCAGGCTTACTGGCGCCGATGAACTGGACCTGCGCGCAGCTATCGCCAGAACGCGCATTGCATTCTCGTTCGGCCTCCCCGGCGAGCGCTCCAACGACAACCTCTCCTCACCCGACGCTGCCCTCGATCTCATCCGGCCTGTGATGGCTGAGGAGGCAACCAATGTTTAGAGTTGGGCAGAAGGTGGTTTGTGTTGACGCATCCGATCAAAGAAATCGTAAATTTCCCGTCACAAAGGGCACGATTTATACAATCCAGGCCATTGTCGAGGCGCTGGACTTTATGGGTGACGGCGGCGCCTGTGCATTCCTGTGCGGTCTAGGACGCGATGTATGCCCGATAATGGGCAAGCAAACGCCATTCGCGTTGCGTCGCTTCCGCCCCATCGTAGAGCGCAAGACCGACATCAGCATTTTCACTGAGATGTTGCGCCGAGAGTCTGCACCCTCCCCTCTGGCGGAGGCTTGAGCATGAGCTTTACTCCGGGGCCGTGGTTCG